CTCACCGCGCTGGTGCTGATCGGCGAGGTGGACGGCGCGTGGCAGGTGCACCCGACATTCTGGCTGCCGGGCGACGGCCTGGCGACCAAAGCCCGCGGCGACCGGGTGCCCTATGACCAGTGGCACCGCGAGGGCTATCTCGAAGCCGCGCCTGGCAAGAGCGTCGAATACGAGTACGTCGCCGACCATCTGCGCGACGTGTTCCAGACCTACGACGTGCGAAAAATCGCCTTTGACCGATGGGGTTGGAAGCACCTTCGGCCGTGGCTGGTCAAGGCCGGCTTCGGCGAGCAAGACCTCGACACCCGCTTCGTCGAATTCGGGCAGGGCATGCAGAGCATGAGCCCGGCCTTGCGCGAGCTGGAAAGCGACCTGCTCAACGGCAAGCTGGCGCACGGCAAGCATCCGGTGCTGACGATGTGCGCGGCGAACAGCGTGGTGAAGACCGACCCGGCGGGCAATCGCAAGCTCGACAAGATGCGCTCGGCGGGGCGGATCGACGGGATGGTGGCGCTGGCGATGGCGCGCGGTGCGGCTGCGGCGGACGCCGAGACGGCGATCGACATCATGGCGATGGTCGCCTGATCCCCTAACGGGAAAACATCATGGACCTGGTACGCAAAACCGCCCGCGGCAAGGTGGACGGGGCGCTCTCCTATGTGCTGAGCGACGCCACGGTTGACCGCTACGGCGACATCATCGAGCCCGATGGCTGGCTGCTGGACGGCTTCCGCAGCAACCCGATCGCGCTGTTCAACCACTCGCCGCACCAGCCGATCGGCCGGTGGGCGAACATCCGGGTCGAGGACCAGCGCCTCATCGCCGACTTCCAGCCGGCCAAGAAGGGCACCAGCCAGCGCACCGACGAGATCCTGAGCCTCATCGAGCAGGATATCCTGCGGGCGACCAGCGTCGGCTTTCGCGGCGTTGCCAGCGAGCCGATCGACCCGAAGCGGCCGATAGCAGGCACCCGCTATACCAGCCAGGAGCTGCTCGAAACATCCATCGTCAGCGTGCCGGCGAACCCGGCGGCGTTGGCGCTCGCGAAGTCACTGAACATCAGCGACGACACCATGAGCCTCGTCTTCGGCGGGCATGCCGGACAGAGACGGGACATGGCAGCCGGCGGGCATGCCGTGACGAAACCCCGATCGAGGGGCACTCCCATGGACCAGCAGCAGAGCATCAGTTCACAGATTGAAAACCGGCAATCGCGGCTCAATGCGGCGCGCGACCAGCTCGCCGAACTCACCAAAGACCCCGAGTACGATGTCGAGACGGCCGATACTCTTGCCGGCGAGATCGACGAAAACGAGACCCGCCTGGCCTCGCTCAAGGACACCGAGCGGCGGCTTGGCATGCGGACGCAGCAAGAGGTGCTGCCGCCATTGGCTGCTCCTGCCATCAGCCGACGGCCACTCGGGCTGCCCGCCAAGGACATTGCGCCGGCCGATCTGTACCTGCGGGCAATCGCGGCGAAGTTCACCGCATACGCGCGCGGCGTCTCGATCGATCAGGTGCTCGCCGAGCGCTATCCGGACCACGAGCCGACGCATGTCGTGACCCGTGCCGCCATCACCGGCGCGACGACGACCGTCGCGGGCTGGGCCTTGGAGCTGGTGCAAGTCGGCCAGGCCGATTTTGTCAACAGCCTGATGCCGAATGCGGTGTTCCCGAAGCTCGCCGCGAAGGGCATGGCGCTGACCTTCGGGCCGAATGCCGGGGCGATCAAGATCCCGAGCCGAGCGGCGACGCCGAGCATCGGCGCATCGTTCGTCGCCGAAGCGGCACCGATTCCGGTGCGGCGTTTGGGCACCACGTCGATCACGCTCTACCCGCACAAGGTCGGCGGCATCAGCGTGTTTAGCCGCGAAATCGCCGCCTACTCGAACCCGGACATCGAGACCTTGATCCGCCAGTCGATCATCGACGACACGCAGATCAACATCGACGCGCTGCTGCTCGACAACGCCGCGGTGTCGACGACCCGGCCGGCCGGATTGACCAACGGCGTCTCGACGCTGACCGCGACGGCGGGCGGCGGCTATGCCGCCTTCCTCGGCGACCTGAACAAGCTCTCGGCGCCGTTCTACGCGGTCAACGCGGGCCGCGATCTGGTGCTGCTGATGAACCCGGCGCAGCGCAACCAGCTGATGTTCGCGCCGGGGCCGGCGGGTGCGCCGTTCGGCTGGTCGACGCAGTTCACCGACATGTTCACGGTGATTGCCAGCACCAGCATCGCCGCGGGTGCGGTCTACATGATCGACGCCGCCGACTTTGTGTCGGTGTCGGGTGCCCCGGAATTCGATGTCAGCGAGGTCGCCACCATCCACATGGAGGACACCACGCCGCTCAACATCGCTAGCGGCGCGCAGGGTTCGGGTGTGCTGGCGACGCCGACGCAGAGCATGTTCCAGACGGCGCAGATCGCGATCCGCATGATCGCAAACGTGAACTGGGCGATGCGCCGCGCCGGCATGGTGCAGTTCATCGGGACTGGCGTCAGCTGGGCGTAAGCATCTTACGGACGGGGCCTTTGGCCCCGTCCTAACCTGCGGAGGAACGATGCCGGCACGACAAGACGAGACGCCCCGGCCGCAACCGGGCCAGGCCCGCGCCGATTACGTCAAGGAGCAGGCGCACGGGGTGGACCCGGGGCCGCTGGCGGCGCCGCGCAATCTCGACGTGCCGCTTGTGATGGGCGAGGGCACGGTCGGCGCGGTGCTGAGCTGCACGATGGGCAACTGGACCGGCGAGCCGGATGCGTACAGCTACCGCTGGATGGCGGACGGCGCCACGCTCACCGAAGGCGAAGCTGCCGAGTACACGGTGGCGGCCGGCGATGCGGGCAAGAGCGTTAGCTGCGTTGTGACGGCGACCAACGCCGAGGGCTCGACCGCGGCGCCGCCGTCGAATGCCGTCGCGATAACTTAGTACCAACGGAGGACATCATGGAAAGCACCCGCCATCCACCGGCACGCCGCACGACCGAACCCGCGCCGCCGGCAACCGACGCCGATCGGCGCGCGCAGGAGCGGGCCGCGAAGGAGCAGACCGACGCCGAGATCGCCGAGCGGGTATCGTCGCCGCCGGAGCCGCCGACACCGACCCAGGAAGAGGCGGACGCCTACAAGGAGGGCGAGCCTGCCGTGCCGCCGCCCGAGGGCGAAGCGCGGGCCGGCGAGACGGCGGCGCAGCGCCGCGAGCGCGAGGAGAAGGAGCGGCATGAGCGCCAGCAGCGTGACGTGAAGCCCGACGATCACAGCCGCGCCGGATACCAGACCCGCAGCTGATGGCCAACTGGCTGACCCGGATGCTGCCCTGGGGCCGAGGGGCCGAAGGGCAGTACCGGCCGGGTCCGTATCTCTTGTCGCATGGCTGGCTGCCGGCGGGCAGCCCGTGGAACTACTGGCAGTCGGGGCAGGACGTGCGGCCCTACGGCGGCCGCAGCGCGATGCTGGAAGCGTGCATCAGCGCCTATGCGCAGACCGTACCGATGTGTCCCGGCGACCACTGGCGGCGGCTGGCGAATGGCGGGCGCGAGCGGGTCACCAACTCGGCGCTGTCGCGCATCATGCGCCGCCCGAACGACTATCAATCGATATCCGACTTCCTCCTGAACCTCACCCGCCGGCTCTACGAGCACGGCAACGCCTATGCCGTGGCGATGCGCAACAGCCGCGCCGAGATCACCGAGCTGCACCTGATGCGCGACGGCGGCGCACGGATCGCCGAGGACGGTTCGATCTTTTACGATCTGTCGGGCAACGAGGTGATCGAGCGGCGGCTCGACCTGTCCTACCCGGTCCCGGCGCGCGACGTATTGCACGTGCGGCTGCACACCCCGCGCCACCCGCTGCGCGGCGAGTCGCCGATCATGGCGGCGGCGCCGTCGCTTGCTATGCACAGCGCCGCGCTAGAGCAGCAGATCGCCTTCTACCTGAACCAGAGCCGGCCGAGCTTCATCCTGCAAACCGACCAGCCGATGAGCAAGGAGCAGGTCGAGAGCCTCGACGCGCGCTGGCAGGAGCGCTCGTCTGGGCCGAATGCCGGGAAGACCATGTTCGCGACGCACGGACTCAAGGCGCAGCCGATCCAGACCAGCGCAGTCGACGCGCAACTGGTCGAGACGCTGAAAATGAGTGATCAGGATATCGCTCTGGCGCTGCGCATACCGCTTCAGATCCTCGGCATCGGCGGCACGACCTACGCCAGCACCGAATTGCTGATGCAATCGTGGATCGCGACCGGGTTCGGGTTCACCACGAACCACATCGAGGAGGCGTTCGGGCAGCTGTTTGCCCTCAAGGGCGTGCCCGACGAATACCTCGAACTCGACACCCGCGCCTTGCTGCGCTCGGCCTATCGCGAGCGCATCGAAGGGCTGGCGCGCGGCGTCATCAGCGGCATCTACAGTCCCGACGAGGCGCGTGCGCAGGAGGATCTGCCGGCTGTGCCGGGCGGCGTCGGCGCCGAACCCAGAGTGCAGCAGCAGGTCGTGCCGCTCAGCTACGGCAGCGACATGCAGCCGCCGTCAGCGCAACCGGCGCAGCCGCAGCCACCCGAGCCGCCGCCGCCCTCCGACGCAGCGCAAAAAGCCGATGACAACGCATCCGAACGGGCCGTTCTTGCCTACCGTGCCGAACGCCGTCGCGCCGCTTGAGGCGCTCGCCGCCGAACTGGCGGCGGACGCGGGCCGCATCGAACGCGAACTGAAGCTGGCAATGGCGGCGCTCACCTCGGACATGCGCGCCGCATGGGCCGAGGCCGAGCTTCGCGTCGAGCGCGTCGTCGCCGAGCGATTGGCGGCGCTGAAGGACGGCGCACCAGGCCCACAGGGAAGCCCAGGGGAGCGGGGAGAGCCGGGCGAGGGCATCGTAGGGCCGCCCGGCGAACCCGGCCCTCCTGGGCCGCCGGGAGAACCCGGAGAAGCGGGCGCCGAAGGGCGCTCTTTTGCTATCCGCGGGACGTGGAATCCGGCGGGCGCGTATCACGCGCTCGATGTCGTGATGCTGAACGGCGCCTCGTTTGCGGCGCGGGTCGACGATCCCGGCCCGTGTCCCGGCGAAGGCTGGCAAATGATGGCGGCGCAGGGCGGCAAGGGTAAGCCGGGCGAGGCCGGGCCGCGCGGCGAGCGCGGCTTGCCGGCACCCGTACCGACCGCACTCGAAGTCGACCCCGAGGGCATGCTGACGCTGCGCCTTGCCGATGGCAGCGCCCTCGGCTGCGATCTGTACCCGTTGCTGGCACGGCTGGCGCGGTGAACCCGTACCGCATCACCACGGTGGTCACGCCGGCCGCGAGCCTGGCGCTGGTGACGCTCGACGATGCCAAGGCGGCGCTCGGCATCCCGGCCGCCGACACCTCGCAGGACGCGACCCTGACGCGCCAGATCGAGGCGACCTCGGCCGCCATCAACAATTACTGCGACCGGGTGTTCGTGGTGCAGACGTACCGCGACCAGGTGCGCGGCGCCTATGGCTGGACCGGCGAACCACTAGTCACCCGACAATATCCAATAGTCGTCGAGGACGGCGTGCCGCTGGTCGTGACCGAGGGCGGCGTCGCCGTCGACCCGGCCTATCTCGAAATCTATCCCGAAACCGGCAGCCTGTTCCGTCTCGACAATTACTCGGCCGCGCCGAGCGCCTGGACGGCGCCGCTGATCGTGGTGGACTACACCGCGGGCTTCGATCCGATCCCGCCCGACGTGCAGGGCGCGGCGCTCGAATGGCTGACCGCGCGGTGGTATGCCATCGGCCGCGATCCAGCCTTGCGCAGCGAGACGATCCCCGACCTGATCAGCCAGGTCTATGCCGGCGAGCAGGGCGCCGGCACGTCTGCCGGCTCGATGCCGCCGGGCGCGCGCGATCTGCTCGGCGCGTACCGGATCTGGTCGGTATGATGGACCCGCAATGGATCATCGCGCGGCTCGACGCGGCGATCGCCGGCTACGGCCAGACGGTGACCGTGCGGCGCACCGCGGTTGATCCGGTGACCGGCGCGACGACCGTCGCCGAAGAGATCGCCTGTCCTGCCGCGGTGCGCAATTTCGGGCCGCAATCGCTCGAATCCGGCGAGAGCCAGGAGATCCGGGTCGTGCTCAGCCCGACCGGGCTCGGGTCGTTCGGCATCCCGTCGCGCGACGACATCATCCTGATCGACGGCGACCCTGCCAACATCACCGAGATCGCGCCCTTGAGCTACGGCGGCGCGCTGTGCCGCGTGAACCTGCTGTGCCGTGGCTGACCAGCGCGAGGTGATCCTGGCGCGCCTGGCGGCGCTGTGCGGCGGCGTCAGCGGCGTCTCGGCGGTCGTCCGCAACGCGCTCGACGTGCCGGGCAATGCGCGGCCTGCCGTCATCATTCAAGACGGCCTCGAAACCCTGCAAGACCAGGCGGCGGGTTCGCACCACAGCGAAGTGCAGCGGATGGAATTGTCGCCGGGCATCTCGGTCTACGTGCGGGCCGGCGGCGCCGCCGATCCCGGCGTGCTGCTGAGCCGCTACCGCAGCGCCATCATCGCCGCGGTGCTGTCGGATGGCGCCTTGCGCGATGCGGTCGGGACGAACGGGCGCATCCGCTACGAGGGCTGCGTCGTGCTGCCGCCCGACGCCGAGGCGAAGGAGCACCGCGTCGATATCACGGTGGTGTTTGTCTACGGATTCCGGCTGGGTGATCTCGCGGCATGAGCGATCTCAACGTCTCGATCGAGAGCAATGCCAATCGGCTGGCGCTGCATTTCGAGCAACTGCCGGATGCGCTCAAGCGGCAGCTAGAGATCACCATCACGAAATACACTCACATGCTGCTGTCGCGGGTGCGGGCGGCCGAGCCGGTGCGGACCGGGCGGCTGCGCGCCGCGACCCGCGAGTTCGTCGACGTGCGCCAGGACTTCATCCGGGGCCGCGTCAGGATACTCCCGACCGGCAAGGCGCAGGACGTGGCGGCGGCATTCGGCGCGCTCGAATACGGTGCGCCCGGGAAACGCCGGGCCGGCAAGCCAGTGAAGGTGCGCGGCTACAGTCGGGCCGGCACCCGGATCGCGGCTCACACACGGCACCAGCCGCATATCCGCGCCCGCCGCTTCCTGCGCGGGCCGGCGGCGGCGATCAAGCCGGCACTCCGCGCCGAACTGGAAGCGATCATCCAAAAGAAGCTGCACGAGACGACCATCTTCGCGACACCGCAATCATCCTAGGAGCAACGCCATGCCCGCCGTGACACTCAACATCGGTTTACAAAGCCAGATTTCCGGCGAGCTGGTCTTTACCGGGACCAACGATATCGGCCCGAAGGTCGTGATCACCTTGCCGAAAGTGCAGTTCGGGCCATCGGGCGCGCTCGGCTTCATCCAAGATGAATGGGGCGTCATCGAGCTTGAGGGCGACGTGCTCGCGGATGAAATCACCGGCTCGTTCGGCACGCTGGTGCATCCCGATGATGCAATGGTGAGCCCGACCACCGACGCTTACTACGTCGGCACCGGGATGATCACCTGGAAGGGCGAGGGCGACACCACCGCGCGCGATGTCGGCAATGTGAACGTCTTCACGTTAACGCCCGCGGTCGAGCGCCTCGATCACTGGAATCACCGGGTCGGCGGCATCCGCAAAAAGGATTTCTCGCCGGTGGTGCAGCAGACTTTGACCGTGAACATGACAATGGACGAGTTCACCGCAAAAAACTTAGAGATGGCATTGCTCGCCACGGTCGGAACCGGCGCGCTTGCCGAGGCTGCGGCGTAGTCCATGCCGATCAGTTTCCTGGAGCTTGTCCCAAAGCGGCCGAGCGCCACGATCACGATCGAGGCCGCCGATGGCGCGATGGCGGCGTTCGAGATCAGCGGCGTGCCGCTCGTCCAACTCGCCGAACTCGGTCGGCGCTATCCGTCGCTGACCCGTGTGCTCGAAGGCAATGCTTCGATCATTTCCGCTTCCGACGCGATGCCGGCGCTGGTCGCCGCCGCACTCGGGCATTCGGGCGACCTGGAGTATGAACGCAAAGCGATGGCGCTGCCCTCGGGCGTCTTGCTGGCGCTCACCAACGAGATCATCAAATTGATCTTTCCGCAGCGCCCTATCGCCGCGTCGAGCGAGACGGACGACGCGACGCTCGGCGCGGCCGTCAACGGCGTCGATCAGCCGGCAGCGATCTTGCCGCAGCGATTGAGCAGCTAGTTGGCTGGGGCCATGCGGCCGAAGCGGTGTGGCAGATGACGCCGCGCCAGGTTCACGCCTGGGTGACCCTCGGCCACGACCGCGAGGCAATGGAACGCGCCACCCGGCTCGCCGACGCGGCAAGCGCGGCGCGCGGCGAGCCCAAGGAAATCGAGCGCACGATCAAGGATCTGATGAGTGCAGTCTAGCGGCACGAACCTAAACGTCCAGTTCACCGCCGACGCATCGAAGCTGAACGCCGAGCTTCGGCTTGTCCAGGCGAATATAAAAGCGCTTGGCTCGCAAATTGATAAAGCAGTCAAAACCGGCGACGTGGCTGGTGCGAAAGCGCTCTCTGTCGCCTTCGGCGAGGCGAAAGTTCAGGCCGCCGGGCTCACCCGGGAGGTTGCGAAGACCGATCAGGCCTTGACCGGCGTGAGCCGCAGCGCCGCGCTGTCGGTGCGCGGCTTCCGCTCGCTCGAAGGCGCGGTCGCACAACTCAGCCGCAGCCTCGGCGGCGCCCAGGTCGCGATTGCCGCCTTTCTCGCCGT